GGTTAATTGCTCGCTGTCTTGCACCTGTTAAAAGGTAAGCACCTAAGTCATTTGTGTAAGCACCGTCCCACTCTGTATTGACAAGTGTCGCATTGTCACGACTACTAACAACAGACTCGTTGGTTTTGCTGTTTAGAGTTAGCACCTCGTGAACTCCAAAGCGATTCATATAGATAAATGTCTGAGGGCATCGAATGTTGTACTTTGCAGGGTTTCCAAAAACCGTTGTCGCAAAGGATGAATCTGTTACGTTACTAAGTGCAACTCCAATGTAAAGGTATGTGCTTTTGACCGTTGCAACGCTTACAGGTGTAGCCGTACCAAACAACACCCACCCACTTTCGCCTGATGCAACTGATATATCTTGTATATCACTAATCGATACAGGCATTGAGCAAACCTTGCCTTGGTCAAACAATCCGCCTGCTGCCGTTGGATCAATTGCACAAGTGGCGTATTCAACACCAATAGATGAATATGCTGTTACTGATATGCCACCTGTCACACCTAACGCAAAGTTAAAGAACGTGATTCGTGAATAGTCTGTTACGTAGTTTGGTGTAAGCCGTCCATCTTGTAAAAAGAAAAACGCTGCATCGACAGCACCTAAATCTTGCCTTGAATATGGCAACGATGTTAGATAGTATCGGTTGTCAAAGTATTCTTGTGCCGTTCCGTTGGCGTTGTAAACCTGATGCTTGGCCTTGGTCATATAGAAACCATTTGATTCCTCTTCATCGTCTGTTGTGCCGTCTGTCTCTATCTCTGTAATGTCCAAAGCGATAAACCTTAAGACGTTGTCATAGTAATGTATTGCAGGCGTTACATCAAAACTAACAAGGTCATCACGTATAATAGTCAGAAAGCTATTCATGTAGTCGCTTGCATTAAAGGTAAACTCGCTGTTAATTTGTGGAGCATAGTATGCAGGAACGTCCGTTAATGCTGTGCCTGTATTACCGTCCTTGAGTTGGAACTTTAAGTACTTAATACTTGCGTTGTTGCTTGTTGCCTTAACCACGCACGGATACTCTGAACTCCAGAACGTGTTGCTATTTGGTTGGTCTGTTATAGTGATTGCCATTGTTTGCCTATTGTGGCCTCAAAAGATGCCTGTGCTTGTTTATCTAATTCACGCAGGATATCAGGCTCAACGGCCTTCATTGTGTCTTCGATTACGTTTAATTTGTTCTTGTCCTTTGGTGCTCCATACTTTCCTATCTTACGTGCAATAGGGAATGCAGCCTCCTTTGGTATACCTCTTGCCACGCACCATTCCATTATTCTGTTAAGTGGTGGTTGCTTACCTGGTGATCTTCCTTGCTCAACGTATTTCCATTGCTCTGCACCCATAATGTTTAACACCATATTGCCTGAATCAAACTCAGAAAACAAGGAGGCGGATGTGCGTCCTGTGGCATTACGGTCTTTAAGTTTCATCGTAGCCTTTAAACCGCTAATGATCTCCTGTGCTATTTTATCTACATTAATCGTCATCGTGAACACAGAAATCTGTCTCAACGTCAACGTTGAAGGTTACGTATAAAGCACAAAGGTTAAGTTGTGAACTATAAGGTATGTGTCGCATCTCAAGGCCACCTGTTACTTGTGTCTCTGGATACTCGCTTACATTATCCAACAAGGTAAAGGTCAACGTCTCAAAGCCATTCATCTTAGTCCACCAATAATCCCATCGGTTAGTTGCCGTAACTGTTTGGTCTGCTTGGTGTAGGTTATCAGCCAACAACAGAACCACTTGGTAACGAATGTATTGCTGATTGTTATTCTCTACATCTGCAATGTTAGCATTTTGCAACATTACTCCGTAGTACGGCATCGTTTGGTTAGCAAGTTTGTTCAACTCGCTTTCATCCCAGATGTAACCGTATGACGTTATGCCATTAGCTGTAAAGGCGTGTTCAAGTCTGTTTTTGACTTTGGATAGTGAGCCTTGTGACATTACCCTTCTCTATGTAGTATAACCATAAACCCTGTGGTGTGGACTAACGGCAACATTGGCTCGTCCTTGTCAACCTTCTCTGTCTCCGTTCCCATTACAGGCGTTACAGATACAATTGAGTATCCTCCGTTTGGGTTTCTTCTTTCATCGTATCGACTAAGGTATTCATCAAGAGTAGACATAACTGCCACTTCTCCTTCATTCATCCTGTCTACCTGTCGAGAATCAAACTGCTTAGTCTTCTCCTTGAACCTGTCGTACTTGTCTCTGATGTTTTGTGTTTCGCTTGTGCTTTCCGCTTGATCCAACGGAATGAATAGTGTCTTAATTGCCATAGTTGTGTTTGCCCTAAATATAAGTAATATAATCCAAAGTCATTTTGCACTATAATTGTGTTCTATTGTATTATGTTATTTTCTTTTCTATTCTATTCTTTTAGCATTGCTACGGCATTGCATAAGCATTGCTAACGCATACAATGTAGGGTTGTTAACACTTAGCAAGGATAGTATTTGGATAAATGTCTAAGAAACGTATCTTAGAGTTGATAAGAGATATCTTGTGTTTGGTTCAGAGCCTCTGCCTTAATCGGTGGAGGCTTTTTTGTTATATTAGATTAATGGACTTACAAAGCATCTTGATCATTGTCTTCTGCACGGCCTACATCTTAGGCATCTTCTATTGGGTTGGTCGTACTATTGACGATTGACTACTTGATAAAGCACACCCAATGAGTATTCATTTTCTTGCCTGACTTGTGTCCGTACAATGGCTTCTTGTCGGTAAGCTTCAATATGTCTTTAATTGGAAACTGCACCTCGTTCCATTTAAATATCAAAGTGCCATTTGGCTTTAGTACTCTAAAGCATTCCTTAAATCCTTGCCTAATCATATCCTGCCATCCATCCTCAAGTCGGCCATACTTTTTAGTCATTTGGCCGAGTTTGTTCCTTTTAATGTGTGGAGGATCAAATACAACGTGATAAAATGAGTTGTCAGGTTGATTGATGTTTGTGAAGTCTCCTATTATGTCAGGATTAATAATGTTAGTTTTTGTGCCGCAAGGATAGTGGTCAACGTGAGTCTCACGCCTTCTGTCAAGATACAATGCTCTGTTATCGTGCTTATCAAACCACATACCTTTAGGCCCACAACATACATCTAATACTATCTTTTCTTTGCTCATATTCTTACTTTATACTAAACGCTCTACTGCTGTGCAGCTTGGCGTACCTGCTTGCATCAATAGCGTGGTCTAAGTACTTGCGTGGAGTATCCAGAAGGATGCCTGACCTTGTACGCTCGTAGACATAGTTGCGCAACTCCTTGATAAGATTGATTGACCGCTTAGTTACCACAAACGGCTTTGCCTTCATCATAGCAAGTCCACCATCTACTGAGCCTCTAAACTTCTTGACTCCCATTATCTGAACTCCGTGTTGCCCTAATTGACGGATAACAGTCTCGTGTGATGGGTCAGCTACAACCATACGCCTTACGTCTCCTGCACGGATTACAGCCATTAACTTATCAAATCCAAATCCTGCTTCATAGTGTATCTCATCGTAATAGTCCACACCATCGTGTTGCCATAGGTCGACAAGTGTTGTTGGGTTAGATTCTCCAAAGTCCATACCTGAACAGATGTATCTTGCATTCTCTGGAAGATCACTAACTGACCAAACAGAAGGCGGAAATATAACTCCTGTGGGTGTGCCTATTTCGCCAAGACCAAAAACATTGTACCAATCTTTGTCGTGCTTTCTGCTTTCTATGTTATCAATGGTTACTTGGTCAAGTGCTTCGTTGTGCTTGTAGTTTAGCTTGACAAATCGCACCTTATCCCTAAAGTCTTGCTCAGGATGTCCAAGTAATTCTGTGTGTGCCCAAAACTCAGAGACAGGATTAAAGTCAATGATTGACCACTTCCTTGTCCTAATAAACAACTCACTCCACGCCTCGTAACTAATGTTGTTAGCCTCGTTAATAAACAGATAGTCACGCCTTGCACCTCGCAGCTTATCACCTTGATCAGCACTAAAAAACTCAAAGGTTGCCTTCTTGATGTTGTACGTATGGCTTGACTTGTTGTGTTGCCGTTCACGATACATATCGTTAGACGTTAGGATGGTAAAGAAGTCACGCATTGCACCACGCCTTAGATGTGGCAATGACTCCGATACGATACTTATCAATCCTTCCAGACTATTTTTATGTGCCGCTAAAATAAGGTATTGCAGGACTCCATAGGTTTTACCTGCTGACGTTCCGCCTTGCACGATAACAATACGACCATCGTCCTGTATTGCCTCGCCTACTTGCCCAAATGCTGTTGTTGTTTTCAAATGTTATGCAGTACGTCCATTGCAATTTGTGACATTGGTTGAATCACTATTTGTGGCTCTCCTGTGTTCTCTATCTCTTGGCGTTCAACGTACCCTCGCTTCTTTCCTTTGGTCTTTAGGTAGAAGATCGTTGCCGTTGTGTTACCGTCCTTAATTTGCTTGTGTAGACTTGACTCTGCAAAGTCCAATGCAATGTCGTTAATATCTTTAACTTTCTTTTTAAACTCTGGATCTTCTTTCATCCAATCATAAAAACTAGTTCTGCCAATTCCAACACTTTTGCACGCTGTTGTAACAACGCCCAAAGATTTCTCCAAAGCATCAAGTATTGCTTTTTTATGCTGTTCGGTTTTGTTCATTAGAGGTTTAGTTTAATTGTAAATTCGTTAGCCTTTCTTTTTACCTGAGAGATCATGGATGGGTATAATGCAATAAGGTCTTTTATTGCTTTTTTTTCTATGTCAATTGTTCGGTAGTCTTTGCATCCTCCATCTTTACCCCAATGATCATTTTCCCAATGCAAATATCTAATGCCTAAAATGCCTCCTTTATCTTTGATGTGCCTTAAGCAAATTTCGTAATCTTCCTTAACCGTAAAATTTTCGTCAAAGTAGTATTCTCCGTCATTGATTATGCCCATTAAAGATGCTGTAACGTATGTTCTTGTTAATATAGGTTTGTATGGGTAACTGCCACGTGGGCTGCTTTCTGTTCTTGTTCCCCAAATTTTGTAGCCCATTTGCTCTGCAAGATCAAAGTATTTTAAAAACTCCTCGCTCCAGAAGCCTTCGTCTTTAATCTCTATTTTCTTTGTTTTTCTTGTATCTAAATAATTGTATCCAACATTTTTAGAATCATCGTCTAACATTACCACGTATTTGTGGTCTGTGTTTTTTAGTATCCAATTTCTTGTGGGCGTAATGCCTCGAACTTCTTTAGGCACACATACGATGTTTTTAACAAGCCCTTTGTATTGGTGGTATTCGCTTTCAGGAATAAAAAAAGTGCATAAGTTAGGCAGGATTTTGTTAGTGCTTGTTAGCCCTGCCCTTCCTTTACTTGGTACTGCTATTAACATTGATTCTGTTTTTAAAGTCATTCCACCAAATAACACGCTCCAATGCCACTGCATCAAAAGTGCTGCCTTTTTTATAACCTCCCCTTCTGACCATTTTAAGTTGCAGCATTTCTTTGAGTTCCTCCCAATCTACACTGTTTGGTTCTGCCATAATTAAAATGTACTCTTTTGGAGGCTCTAATTGCACCGATTGTGGTAATTCAATTTCGTCATCGTCCTCCATTTTGTCAATGTGCTGATCAATTGGAATATCTAAACCCCAATCTGCAAGGTCACCAATATCCCATTCGTTGGCAAGCAGTTCCCAATCCCAATCGCCAAATCCAACGTTATCCTTAATAATAAACTGCTGTTGCTCTTGCTCTGTTAGGTCATCAGCGTAAACAACAGGCACTTCCGTTAGTCCTATCTGCTTACACGCCTTTAGTCGCATATTACCACCCAGAACAATGTTGTCCTTGTTTAATACAATAGGTCTCAGTTCAAGCATACGTGGAAACTCCTCGATTGACTTAACCAACTTGGCAAACTTGTCCTTGTTTATGCTGCGTGGGTTATTTGGGTTCTGCTTAATCGCAGACAATTTGATTATTTTACTTTTCATCGTACAATAAATATATTGTTTTTTCTGTGTAAGTGTATAGTGTGCTTGTCAACAACGTCCTCAGGATTAATAGATAGACCTTGATAACGTACCTCAAAGTGTAGGTGAGGCCCTAATGAATTACCTGTACTGCCTACAATACCAACAGGGCAACCTTGCGGAATCCAATCGCCCTCGTTAACAAGCAACTCTCTAAGATGTGCATAGTACGTCTCTAAGCCGTTCAGGTGTGTTACAATAACTAAATACCCATATCCACCATTGTAACCTGTTTTAGCATATCTTACACGCCCAAGCCACGAACTATAAACCGTATCTCTGTTGTTGTGTGATATGTCAAGTCCGTGATGAATGCGGCCATTTCTGTAACCGTGTCCACTAACCAATACACCGTCCACAGGATAGTGTATATCTGTAAGGTGTAGTGTTGCCGTGTCAGGTAAGCTAACAGGCCTGTAATGTATTTGTGCGTTTGTAGTCAATGCCCAGAAGAGCATTAAGACCATTCCATAACGATAAGCCATAGTATAAGTGTTGTTCCTATTGATGTTATAATAATGTGCATTGTGTTAATTTATAGCAGTTAAATTTCCGTGCCATTCTTTGTCATTGAGATACCAAACAAAGTTTTTTTGATATATACCTTTGCCAATGCAATTAGGATAGCCAAGGTATTCATTTATTAATCCGTTCAGCCGTTCTTTAGTGGTTACTGATTGCCATCCTGCATCTGTTATCATTAGCGTACCATCCTCATGCAATACCGCAATCGTGTTACCGTGAAGTTTTAGGTAAAAGCTATCATCAAAACTTGTGACCTCCATGTTCTGTCGCTTGAACGTTTTGCGGTTCAAAAATGCACTTACTGAATCTTGCGTAATTTTTCTCATATAATTATAATGAAGTTAACATATCCAATAACTCCTGTTGTGGAAACATATCGCTTTTGTACTTATTGGTGTTGCTGTGTGTCCATAGTCCTTTGACTCTGCCGTAGTACGCATCTACGTTCCACTCAAATGCTGCTGCACCTTTTTCCTTTACAAGTTTTGGCAATCCATCACGTATGTCAATGTTGTCTCTGTTGCCTATAAACTCAATAAGGTGCTTTAGTGCGTTGAGTTGCTTGTCGCTGTATCTGTGCCAATACTGCTTATTTTTAAACGGCTTGTCAAGCTTAACTATTTGTTCATCGTGGACTGTATGACCTGCGTAACACTTGCCGTCTTTTATGTAACTAAAGTTGCACACCTCAATACCAACGCTATTCGTATGCATTGATTGATTGCCGTTCTTGCCTAAGTGCCAAGCATAGCCTCCGTCAGGTATACACTTTACAATCTCGCCATCGTACTCAAAGTCTGTGTTAAATATAGACGGCCCTCCAATAACGAACTCCGTTGCAATCCGTCCTCGCTTATCACGTCCCCAATTGTCAACGCACTTGTAAGGATTGTGCCATCCTGCTGTGTGATGCAGAAACAAGTACTCCTTTTTAGTAGGCCCTTCCAGATACTCGCCTTTCGGTAAGTAGTGGTTTCTAATGTCTAAGTCTGCAAAGTGTTCAGGCTGTGTATCCGCCTCTTGCTTGTCTGTGGTTGCAAGTTGCAACATTGTCCACGTCTTAGGGCCAACAATACCGTCTGCCCATAGTCCTTTGTTCTTTTGATACTCCTTTACAAAGTGTTCTGTGAT